CAGACAAGAAAGAAGTTATCGAGTTTGATATCTCACCTCGTCTATCCGCGTTAAGTGAAGTGATTGCAGAGACTACAAATAAGATATTAGTGTTTGTACCTTACCGACATACGATACGCGTCGTATCTCAATACTTAACTAAACAAGATATATCAAACGAAGTTATTAACGGGGAAGTGTCAGCTACAGACAGAGCGCATATCATTCAACGCTTTCAAAGTATGGACGATCCTCGTGTATTAGTTATTCAACCACAAGCTGCTTCTCACGGAGTGACGCTAACTAGAGCAGACACCATAGTTTTCTGGTCGCCTGTGATGGGAGTTGAAACTTACCTACAATGTGTTGCCCGTATGGATCGTGTAGGTCAGAAAAATAAGATGACAGTTGTTCATCTTGAAGGGTCAGATGTAGAGAAAAAAATTTATAAGATGTTGCAAGGCAAAGTAGATTTACATACTAAACTAGTTGATTTATATAGAGAGGAATTAGAGTCATGAGTGAACAAATTAAGTTAGATGAAATAGTACAAGCTTACTTGACAATACGCGGTCAACGTGAGAATATAGCAAGAGAGTTTGAACTAAAAGACGCTGAACTAAAAGCAGAACAAGCGCAATTAGAACAAGTGTTATTAGAGCAGTGCAATGAAATGAACGCCGAAACAATACGTACAGGCGCAGGTACAGTAGTTAAAACTTTAAGAGAAAGTTATATATGTAGTGATTGGGACGGCCTTAAATCATTCATCATGGAAAACGGATTGATTGAATTGGTGCAACAACGATTACATAATACTAATCTTAAAGAGTATCTAGCTAATCATGAAGGCGAAGGTATGCCACCAGGAGTTAGTTCATTTAGAGAATATAGTATTGTAGTTAAGAAACCTAGTAAAACTTAAGGAGTAAATTATGAGTAACGAATTAGCAATATTAATGCAACAAAATCCTGCCCTACTTCAAACAGGGTTAGACGCAGATACACTAGCTGTAGCTGGTGGTGGTGGTAACAACGTCACTAAACGTATCTCAATCAAAGGTGGTGTATTCCGCAAGTATGCAGGTGGTGAAGAAGTTGGTACGATTGAAGACCGATCAATGAATGTAGTCTTTATCCGTATGGCTCACAACGCATCAAGAATGTATTACGCATCATCATACAAAGACGGCGAGAAGATTGTACCTACATGTTGGTCAAGTGATTCCCGTACGCCTGATGCAGATGTAGCAAATCCTCCAGCAAGTTCATGTGACCAATGTCCATACAGCGTTAAGAATTCTGTAGCAGGTAATGGTTCAGCATGTCGTTTATCATGGAGAACAGCGGTGACAGTTCCTGGTGATCCAAGTAATGACATCTATCAATTAGTATTACCATCAACATCATGTTGGCAGAAGGAAGATAATGGTAAGTGGGGTTTCAGACCTTATGTACAAATGCTAGCTAATAATAACATTGGTGCAAGTAAGATCATTACTAAGATGCAGTTTGATACTAAGTCACCTACGCCTAAACTATTATTCTCACCTGTCGGTGTATTAACACCTGAGCAATTAGCTGACGTAGAGAAACAAGCTAAATCTCAAACAGCTGATAATTATATTAAGTTAACTGTGTATAAACCTAAAGAAGAAGGTGAAGCACCTGCGCCACAAGTGGCTACTCCACAAGCCCAACCTGTTGCAACACCACAGGCAGCGAGTGATGTACAGTCAGATGTAGTGATAGAGCAACCTACATTAAGAGCTGAACCTGCTCCAACGCAGAAGCCAAATGATGTAAGTTCAATCGTTAAAAAATGGTCGGTTAAAACTTAAGGATAACCATGGCTAAATGTTATAGTGAGAAGTTCTTACTCAGTTTAAATAGCCTTAATCCGAAAAGACTGGGTGTGCAGTTTGGTAAGCAGTGTGTAAAAGCCAACTTGCCACCTGGTATGATTGCGGATTCATTAGGTGTGGCTCGTCAGTCAATTCATAATTGGTTCAGGGGAAAACCTGTACGAGAAAAGAATATTGATAAGATTGAAAAGTTTATGGAGATTATTGATACATATTTAGAGGCAGGAGAATTGCCCGTGTCAAGTACTGTTGATGCAAAAATATTTATTGATACTAAAGTGATCGACAAACTATAAAAACGTAGTAGAATAGAATCCTCCCTAGTGAGCAATTAGAAAAACGCATAGTTTTATGCGGCGGGAAACTGTTGACTAAAAATTTAGGAAACTGCAAATGATGAAAGAATTTTACAAGAAAGCATTGCCATCTACAGGCGTTTACTGTGTAGCTACGATTGATCCGATAGCTAAGATAACTAAACATAAATTCGTAGAAAATGTTGACGAGCTCGCAGAGTTCATTGAGTCAAAGAAGAATACAGCTACCAACATCTTTGTTGCACTTAGTTCATTTAATGGATATAGCCGTAAGGCTGATGAAGCCAAGTCTGTTAGGTCGTTCTTTGTTGATCTTGATGTAGGCGACGGTAAGGGCTATAACTCAAAAGATGAAGCAGTCCAAGCGATTGACCAATTCGTACTAGAAAATAATTTACCTCCTCCTGTTAAGATAGACTCGGGAACAGGTATCCATTCTTATTGGTTATTTGATCGTGACATTCCCGCAACTGAATGGAAACCTTACGCAGAAAAATTTAAAGAGTTTTGTTTAAGTCATGGTTTAAACATAGACCCGGTAGTCACCGCTGACCTAGCACGCATCTTGCGTTGTCCTGATACATTTAATCAAAAGACTATGCCTCCTTCACCTACTAAAGTTATAGGGGCAGATTTACCTATTTATATATTCGATGAGTTTAAAGAGTTTTTAGGTAATCTTGAACCTAGTCTTGCAGATATATTACAGGCTGCGCCTAAAGGTCTCAGTGAAGATCAACGTAAAGCATTGAAGCTAGATAACTTTGAATCTAACTTTGAAAAAATTGTACAATCAAAAGGTTGTGCTCAGATTAACTTCATTATGGACAATGTTAAAATTCTACAAGAACCTTTGTGGTATTCAGGTTTATCCATCGCTCAACATTGTGCTGATAAAGAATCAGCAATTCATTTAATTTCAAAAGACTATCCTAACTATGATGAAAAAGAAACTATTAGAAAAGCACAAGCTACTCAAGGGATGCCCCATTCTTGCGAAACATTTAACAATGTTAATCCAGGTATATGTACTGGCTGTCCTAGTCGTAACAAAATTACTAATCCATTAGCATTAGGTAAAATATTTAAAATAGCTGTCGAAGATCCGATCAAACCATTAGATCAGTCAATGTCAGTTAAGACTATTGAGCATATTAAAGAACATGCAGAGGTAGTCACACGGGGTTTATCATCGTTGCCCGAGGCTCTATTTCCATTCGTATACGGCAAACAAGGTGGCATTTATTGCATGCCTACGCCAAAGTATGATGAAGATGGTGCGCCTATTCCTGGTGATCCAATATTAATAACATTGTATGACCTCTTTCCATTGAAGCGTATATTTAGCCCCGCAGATGGAGAGTGCCTATTGATGAAAGCGATATTGCCAAATGACCCTGAGCGAGAGTTTTTACTCCCTATGAGCAGAGTTTATGCGGTGGAGGATCTTAAAAAAATTATCTCGTCCCAAGGTGTTTTATTTAATGAAGATGCCAAAGGAGGCCAATATCTTATGAAATATATAATTAAGTGGGGACATTATCTCACAAACAAAAATGCAGCAGAAATCATGCGTATGCAAATGGGTTGGACGCCCAATCAAGAATCCTTTGTAGTAGGAGAGTCAGAGCTATTACGAGACGGTAAGGAAGTTACATCGCCAACATCACCTCTATGTAAGAGTATAGCAAAGCACTTAACGCCTTCAGGCTCCTATGAAACATGGAGAGAAGCAGCAAATAAACTTACTAAACCTAGTCTTGAATTACATGCCTTTACTTTGTTAACTGGGTTCGGCTCAGTTCTAATGAATAAAACTTCGACATCAGGGGTAACTATATCCTTAACAGGTGAATCAGGTGCAGCCAAGACAGGTGCATTATATAGTTGCTTATCTGTATGGGGTAATCCAAAAGACCTATCGGTACTAGAAGCTACATCAAATGGTATGACAGGCCGTTATCTAGGGCTACACAATATTCCATTCGGTTTAGATGAAGTAGGTAACATTATTCCTAAAGACTTATCTCAGTTAATCCACAAGATTTCACAAGGTAAATCTAAAATACGTATGCAAGCATCAGTCAATGCAGAACGAGATCATGAGATGTCAGCTAGTTTGATCGCTATATTTACTTCTAACCAGAGTATGTATGACAAACTAAGTATACTCAAGAAAGATCCTAATGGTGAGGTAGCTAGGTTAATTGAGTTTGCAGTACGTAAACCTCAAGTATTTATTGATGAGCCTACACTTGGTAAGGAAATCTTTGATAAGTTCAGGTTCAACTACGGTTGGGCAGGCAGAGAGTTTATCTTCGCGTTGTATAAATATAGTGAAGACCAAGTTCAAAAAAAGATGGATAAATGGGTTGACCAATTTAGAAAAGACTTTGGCGAAGATACAGCTTATCGATTCTATGAGAACTTAATTGCAGCCACGATGACTGCGGGTGAAATAGCAGTTGATGCAGACATAATCAATTATGATTTAAAAAAGATTTATAACAGGATTGTCGGCGAAATGGTAGCTATACGTGATAACGTAGTTAAGGTTAACGTGATTGATTACGAGGCTCTTATTGGTGAATTTATTAACAACCACCAAACAGGTATTCTTGCATTCAAAGATGGTAAGATTTCAATGGAACCTCGTTCACCTTTAGTGATCCGTGCTGAACTTGATACTCATATGATATTTATATCTAAGCCTGAGTTTAGAAAACACTTAGCAGAGAACCAAGTAAGTACTAGAGAGTTCTTATATCAAATGAAGCAAGCAGGGATTGAAGTGATTGAGAAACGTAAGAAGATGGGTACAGGTTGGAAAGATGCGACAGGTACAGTTAACATCGAGACTTATGTTATCAACACAACTAAACTTACAACTAAGTCATTAGGAGCTGCACCTGAGCTTGTATAACGAAATAGAATGGGTGTTTCCGTTTGAGGGCATGGAGATTGGGGATAGCTTTTTTGTTCCTACACTCAAACCCTCACCACTCATTTATGCAATAGAATCGGGGGCAAAACGGGCAGGCGTCAAGATCAGAGCATTTACTACAATGAAAGATGGTTGTATGGGTGTGAGATGTTGGCGTCTAGCTTAGTCTTGCTTATTGATTTCTAATGCTTGTTTGTAAAGTTCTTTAATATTAGCTAACATATTATTTTCAGATTCAGTTAGCCCATCTATTGTTTCTCTTTTTTCTTCAGGAGACATATCACTAGACAGAACTTGTTTTCTATATTGTCTTAATTTATTAAGTTGGTTATGTAAAGTATTTACAGTTGGAGCTACAGCAATATAGCCTTTGTTTTCCTGCATATAATTTTGTAATCCTTCTACATCACCTTGATCTTTTAAAGCTTGAGCAGATGCTTTAACGGTAGTTACTTTATCATATAAATCATAGAAGTCTCCACGATTACCTGTTGCCCGTTGATTTTCTATCATAGATCCTATAAAGATGATGTCATTTGCTGTTGGTGCAGGCCTATCACCAGATAAATAATTAGACATTTGGCCTACAGTAGAGCCTAAATAGCCAAAGTATCCTTTTAATAAATGATCTATTTTGATAGGTGAGTAATTAAGTTGTGCACCTACTACCTTAGCTAATTCAGAAGTATTTTCTGTATATTGTAAGTAAGGTTCTTTTCTTTGTTGTCCTGCGCCGACTACAGGTAAGTTTGAGAATAAGTTATAATTCATCTTAGTTTCTAATGCAGGTCTAAACGCTGTAGGTATTGGCATAAATCCTGCTACTATTTCCCAAGTCTTACGAAGAATAGTACCAAAAATTTCAGGTGTTTCATCTGATCTAGGCGCATTAAGTACCCAAGCTCTTGTACCTCTTTCGACCGCTACTTTTAAAGGTCTAATTTCTTGTGGTACAGCAGCTCTAAATCCACCAATAAAAAAGTTATTGTCTTGTTGGTCTTCACTTTGATTTTCATAATCATCATCGCCACTCATAAACGCTGCATACATAGCAGTAAACATAGCATATTTAGCTACACGATATGCTAACATTTTTTTACCTTGTGCTCTTGATACACCACCAATTCTTCCTCTTGCTGCAGCAATGTCGCGAGCTAAACCTTGGATTGGAGGATTAACGAAAGGCATCATAGCTCTTAAATAGGCTATAGTTCTAGATGTACCTACTTGTTGATATGGCATATATTGATGAGCACGTACCGCTGCGTAGTCTTGTGCTGTTTCTAAATCATATCCTTCTTTAACAAGCTCATCTACAGCTGATTGGAATATAGCTTCTCTTGCACCTAAGTCCGCACCTTGAGCCATTCTTTCAAAGAAGAATAAAGATTTTCTCCAACCTGATTTATCTTTGCCTTTATATAAATCGACAATATCTTTACTATCTAAAATATCTCTTTGCCCTACGATACCATATCTATAAAGTAATTCAGCATTAGGTGTACGGGATGTATTGAATTGATTTTTAGCTACAGAAATCCAAGTATTTTTGATATTTTTTAAGAACCCGGCTTTATTGCCTGATGTAAATGTTGCACGAATAGGATCTTCATTAACTTGGTTTACTACGAATTGAGGGAACATTGTTACACCATGTCTTAATGCTGAGGAGAAACGTTTTAGTACATCCCAAATAAATCCTTGAGCCATAGGAGCCGCAGAGAACGCAGCCATATCATTTGCATCCTCAACTCTAAAGTCTTTTGGTAATCCGTCAACGTGAATAGTGACATGATTGTATGCTTTCTTTTCTACATCAGTCATAGGTCTATCAAACCACTCACCAATTTCAAGTTGTTGCATCATATCAGCAGTAGCTTTTGCAGCGTTATTTTTAATACCACGTTGCATCATCCATGTCATATTAGCTATATAATTATCAATAGGATCCGCAGCCGCACGTTTAGAACCTACAAGTCTATATTCTTTACCTGCGCCTAATAAACCCTTACCTCGTAGATTAGGC